TCAGTCGATCATAGATACCTATGAGAAGACTAACCCATTAATCGCTGGGATGCTTAGAAAAGAACTCCCTAAGTATTTTGATGGTACTACTACTAATTTCTATAGCAGGCCATTATCAGGGGACCCGGCACTAGACAGTATCATAGCTAACATCAAAGAGATGAATGCTAAGCAATTAGCATTGGAAAAGACATCGGGAGTAAAGGTCACGCCACTCCTATCAGATACTGACTATATCGCTCATGCTATGACGCCCGAAGCTCGTGATATGGTCATGGAAAGGCTTAATGCTGCTGGAAAATTACCCAGAGCAATAACTGCTAAGGAGTTCAGTAATAAATTAGCTAATGCTGTTCGCCGTGATTTCACGACCATTAATAAGAAGAAGGCTGAAGAATTCTTCAACAAGGGTATCATAGATAAGAAGCAATTCCGTGAGATAAAGGGCGAAGATGGCTTAGCTTATCTTGACCGTATGCTCGAGAAGGGTCAACTTACTGAGAGCCAGTATACTCAGATCGTTCACTCAATGACTGTTCAGGAAGTGAATGAGAAGGCAGCTGCTGGACAACTCAAGATACTAGGTGGGAAGAAGGTCGCTGAGTTCTTCCATGAAGATCCGGTCTTCTCTACTACTATTCGTGGTATCCGTGGTGAGAGAGCTCGTACCAGTGCTGAGTTCTATACTGAGCTTAAGAATAGGGGATTAGCTGTCCCTTCTAACAAAGCACCTATTGGCTGGATTGAACCCAACATTGATGAGATGAAGGGCTTTTCTGTTGAACCCGAAGTAGCTAATCATCTCAATACTTATAGGAAAGCAATCAATGACCCACAAGCTCCCACAGAATTCCTCAGGCTATTTGATCAGACCCAGAACCTGTGGAAGTCATGGACTCTGGCTATATTTCCTGCCTATCATACCCGTAACATGGTGGGGAATTCCTGGAATAATTACCTTGCAGGGGTTAGGAATCCAGTTGACTACAAATTAGCAGCAGATATACAGAGACGTAAGTATGTTACTTTCAGGGGTGGATTAGGTAAGGTATGGGATACTGACACTGCACTTGCAGCTGCTAAGAAGCACGGAATTATTGATCGTGGGTGGGTAGGTGCAGATATTCAGAGGTCTATATCTGATGCTTTAGAACAGCCTAAGTTACTTACCCTTAGCAGAAGGAATACAATACTTCAGCAGGGTCTTAAACTGGGTAGATCCATTGAGAATAATGCTCGTATGGCCCACTTTGTTGCTAAACTCAAGGAGGGGTATACTGCTGCTGAAGCTGCTGCCTCGGTCAAGAAGTATCTCTTTGACTATGACGAGTTGACTCAGTTTGAACGCAATACCATGAAGAGGTTATTCCCGTTCTATACCTGGACGAGAAAGAATCTTCCGCTCCAGATTGAGCACCTTATTCAGAGGCCCGGAAGATACTCTATTCTTGATAAAGCAAGCCACGAGATTCAGACTCCTGATAAACCTATGGAAAAGTATCTGCCCCAATGGATGCTTGAGAATTACCCACAGCGTATCAGGTTCAATAAGAAGTCTGGTGATTATGAGTACTTCTTACTTAGCTCATGGTTACCTGCTGCAGATATAGTTAAAGTCTTTAACATCAAAGATACTGCTGCTAGCATGCTTACTCCTTTACCTAAGGAACTGCTTCAGCAGATGTTCAACTATGATGTTTTCCTTAAGAGGAAGATCGAGAATGTCCCAGGTGAGAAAGTCAACTTCTTAGGTAAGAGAGTTCCTGCTAGGATTGCTCATGCAGCTAAGATCATTCGTCTATTGAATGAGGCTGACAAGCTTAGCAAGCCGGATGTTGACCTGTCTACTAAGATCATCAATCTTGCTACTGGAAAGCTTTATCCATTTAATGAGCAGCAGGGAATCATCCAGAATAAGTTCAGCACTGATGATGAAATCCAAGCCATTGAGCAAGGTATTAAGGCAGCCAATAAGGCCGGAGATCAAGCGGAAGTTCAGCGTCTGTATAGGTTGCTACAACTCAAGGCTCAGGAGTATTAGGTGGATATTGAAACTATTAACCTACTGCGGCAAATGGAAGATAGGATCATTGGGGAGATACGAAAAATGCACGATGTCCGATCCGTTGATGCCCTGGAGAAGATCGTAGAACTCTTAGAGGGTAGACCTAATCAAGCTCAACCGGTAAAGCTTGAATCAGTTGGGTTCTCCATTGATAAGAGAGTAATCATTCTGGGGATACTAGCAATCGGAGTACTCATCATCGTAGCTTCCCTTGGCGGAGAGGCGCTACGAATGTTACTTAATACTGCTCTAAAGGCCCATATATGACTCCAGATCAGTGGAACATGATAAAGCACTTTAAGTCTGCAGAGTTTGATAGTCCTGACCTTTGGGGTTCTGGAAGATTGGGTATGGACTATTCTTTCTTGATTATGCTCGATCTCCTTAGAGAGAAGTGTGGGTTTCCTTTTATTGTCCACAGTGGATTTAGGACAATAGCTCACAATAGCGAACTAAGCGGAGCGGTTGAAGATAGCGAACATACAATAGGTAAGGGTGTAGATATTGGAGTCAGTACTGGAGCTCAGAGGTTTAAGATTGTCAAGGAAGCAATCACCATGGGCTTCACTAGAATAGGTATAGCAAAGGGATTTGTTCATCTGGGGGTTGATAGTACTAAACCCCAGCAAGTCATCTGGCTATATTAGGAGGAGATATGTTCAACATGACCACACTGATTGGGCTTGTGATCTCTTGGATTGCGGGAGTTATTCTGAAGAAGAATCCTGACTTCAAGAACAAGTTCATTCCCATAGTTTCTTTTGTTATTGCTATACTTACTCAGGCAGTTGCTGCTTTTCAAGGTCAGCCTACTGGTGCTCTAGGTATGATGGATGTTAATCCCACTCTGTTGGTGGGCAGCATCTTCAGTCAGGCATGGTTTAAGATTATTCTTCAGGCTGCTGTTCAAACTGTCATGGCAACTGGTGGTCACTCTACTGTGAAGAATGTTCTCGAAGGACTTAAGAGCACAGACTAACTAAGCTACTAAAATGGCCCTGTCTCCAGTTCCTTGGGGGCAGGGCCTTTTAGTTTAACGGCCTAACGCATCCATAACATCAGCTGGAATATAGGCCTCATTGATGTCAAAGAAACTCTGAGCATGAATACCCATGACCTTAAGCCTGAGGAAAGCCCCATTAACTAAATAGTTAACAGCTTCAGGCTTCTTGCCCTTCTTCTTAGGCTTAGGCATAGAGCTCGAATCCACGAACTCATACTCAGTCATAATCTTGCCTGTATTATAATCACGAGTTACGTTCTTAGAAATGCAAGTCAGATTCACGATAAACCTCCAAAGACAGAATTTCAATTTAAAGCAGGGAGATATTGACCTATTACGAATGGAGCCGGGTACTTGATACAATACACAAGTAACAATCTGAAAATGAAATCTCAGTGAATATCCTGTGTCTTAAAAGATGACAGATCAATTGTACTCGATCATTTTTCATACCCAGCTAAAGCAATAAAATAACTATCAGCTAGGGTCTCTTGACCATACTTAGTCGAGTGACCAGGGAAATTGCCTGTCTTCTTCTTGAAAGCTGCAATCATTTCAGCCTTGTCTTTACCACCCCCTCCTGCTATCTTCTTAGCTAACTTATTATTGATCTTTTTTACTCTCATCTTGCCATTCTTCTTGTCTGTAATTATGAGATGAACTATGGTATAGAGACTCACGTTCTTAGCAAAAGCTATTGGATTACGTCTACGCCATGAGAGTACTGGGTATTCTATGGCTACCTTCTGCTTAACATTGGTTTTCTTTTGCATCTTAAGTATTACCTCAGCAAACCTAATAGCTATCTTTCTAATCCTGATTTCTTCATCAAATTCTTTTTCTTTAGCAAACTTCAGGACAAGTGAATCTCTTACTCTGCCCTCTTTGTCTATTCTTGTTATTGAGCCCACGTTTAAACCAAGATCTACGCCGATCATTCGTTCTTCCCCCTGAGCTCTCTCCTTACTTCAGAGGGCCCACGTTTCATCCCCTTTACAGTCATAGTATCATAGTCTATAGTCACTGGTATAGTCGGATTGTGCTTATCTAGTCTAGTCTTAACGATCTTCAGCTTCGCCATTCCCTCTTCCTTTTCTAACTCATTCTGAGATATAGCTATGATGATGTCTGCTGTATTCGCCTTACCGATATCTTCGGCAATATCCCAGAGTGTTGTCCTTCCCGCCTCTCCAGCCTTTCTACCAGCTTGACTCGCAGTCCAGAGAGGAACTTTAAACTCTGAAGCAATTCTGCGTAATCCTTGGGAGATGGCTGTGAGTTCATGTCGCTTATCCCCATACTTTCCTGGGTGATACATGAGGTCAGCGTAATCGACGATGATAAGTCCGAACTTGAACCCCTTTGATTCAAGCCTCTCAAGGTAAGCTCTGAAGTCAAGTACACTAGCCGTGCTTGCGGTATAGTCTTTAATGTGAAGACCAGCCCCAAGCTTCTTAAGTTTAAGGAGCCTATTTGTAACAATCCCAGGATCTTCTCTAATCTCAGCAAATGTAGCTCTGACCATTCTAAGATCGTATCTTCTAGCTGTCTTCCTAGGACTGATTTCCAGAGTGGCGTGGACAACTTTAACCCCCTGTTGCATAGCTCCCACTCCGATGTTGACAAGTACTAATGTCTTGCCTACTCCAGTCGGAGCAAGTATGTATCCCAGTTCTCCAGCAGCTAGACCCCCACCCATATACATATCTAGCTCTGAACATATCTTAGTAGCTACCCTTTTCTCATGAGCTTCGTCATTGATCCTAGTATGGGGATCATGGAAGTAATCATATGATTGATCTATATCTTTAGTATCCACCATTATTGCTTCATTGATCTTATCTTTTACTCTTTCTAAATCTAGATCATTTCCGGAGTCCAGTGTATTCAGTGCTTCTAAGATAGCGCTCTTAAGGATCTGAGCCTTAGCAAATCTCTTGATTAGTTCTTCAGTAATCCCCGGGTCTTTGATCGAGTTAAGTCTAATCTTACGAATGACCCCACGATATTGCCCCTCTTCACCCTCCTTGAGTGAAGCACTGAGTAATATCCTAAGGGCTCTAATGGTTATATTATCTTTGCTATACTTTACATGGTAGTCCTTAATCAACTCAAGTATCTTACGAGTCTGTTTCGACTCGAACAGTTCAGCCCTAAGTAAATGAGCATACTTAAGGTAGCTAAGTCTATCCCGAATGATGCTTAATACCTGGTACTCCAGCGCATTTACTTCCAACGCCTCAGCTCCCAGAAGATGTAGTGATCTCGCATCTTTCCGACTGGGATATTATAGTAAGACCACTCAAGAATATCTGTACCTAGTTTCTCCCTGTTATAGTGATACTTAAGGATGAGCTCATGGAAAATGCCCATCAGATCAGGCTTCATAATACCGAGCGAGTTCCGAAGAAGGATGACTTCCTGTTCTCCTTGATGGCTATCTCGAACTTTTGCATAGTAGATTTCTGAAGCTTCTTTATCGAGGCTTCTGACAGTACCTGGCCCAACAGTAAACTCACAATGATATTCACTATGCGTTCCTGTGATAGCCCTGTATATGTTTCCTTTAACCCTTGCGTCAGTTGGGTCAATTCCTCTGAAGATATAGATTGCATACCCTTTCTTATGAAGATCTCGTATCCTCTTATCTGCGTCCCCGAGACTGATATTGGGGTAATGCGGACAGAGTACTTCTCCGTCTCTTTCAGTACGGATGGAGACTTTTTGTGATGGCTCCTCTTCACTAAGCTTGGCAAGTTTCCCTTCCCAGATGACTGGCTTATTCTCTTCGAACTGACCCATATTAAGAATTAGTTCTGGAGTATTAAAGCCCCACTCATCAAGTAATTTTATGGTCTGAACTTTTGCCATTAGTACTTACTCCTCTGACGGAACAAGTTGACTTCACTCTTCTTCCAGTAGAGAAGGTACATCTGTTCTAAGTTCAACCCCATAGAATAACAGTAAGTAAAGAAAGCTACGATATACATTCCCAGTTGATGATTGAACCGAGTTTCATCAGTCAATACATCTGTCTGTTTCCAAGGCTTCATCTTCAGACAGTTACCTAACATCCCTGAGTACATTACAAAACCCTTAAGATGGCCAAGGTTAGTCTGAGTATCGTCCTTCTTCTGCTCATAGAATCTAAGTGAGTGCTCAACACAAGCTACAAATAACTCCTTCTTATCTAGGACAACACAGAGTCCAGTAACAAAGTGAAGAGCATCTGCTAATTCCTCACAGCGATGAGGAAACTCTTCAGCTTCAAGATGTTCTCCCATCTCTTCCATTGCTCGCCATAAGAAATCCTTAATTAGTACCTGAGCTGGACGACTATTAACTTCGATATACTGACTAGGCCTATTCTCGATCTTCCAGTATATCTCTTCTAGCCTACTCTGCCTATCAAAGATAATAGCAGCAATCTCTAAGGGGTCTTTGAGCTCAGGAACATCATCGTCTGAGATATCAGTAATATTCAAAACTAGTCCCTCACTTTCATAGGCTTCTTCCAGCACGGTAAACGCATTGGACAACGCTCACAATCCTGAGTACTAGAAGTGAATCCCTTTGGGCGAGGAACTATCTTACGCTGAAGTACTGCCTTCTCAATCTTGATTAGCCTAGGGATGATGTCATTTTCAAAGTAATGTTTATCTCTTTTAAACCAGAACTCTGCAAGTCTAGATGTCATCTTCTCATAGAAGAGTAAGCAACCCCACTCTGATATCCCGGGTCCCTCTACAACATTGAGATAGGTCTGAATCTGATCGTAGTAAGTCTTATACTTTTTGAGAATATAATCTTTGGTCAGATACTTAAAGGTGAAGAAGTTAGTTGACTTAGCATCCATGATATACTTACCACCTAATAAGATATCTAAACTTGCAGTGACATTGATCGTGGTCCCATCTACTGTGAAGGTCTTGAAGCCGACATGCTGTTGATTAGTAACTACAAAGCCTGATCTCCTAAGTAGTCCGACAACCTCTTCCTCTACAATGTGACCCATTCTGAAGAGGAGCGAGAGTTGAGCATTGATCTTCTCCTGCTTAAATCCCAATTGCTTATAAGCTTGATACCGTGGACACTTCCCTATCTCAGATGCTCGATAACTACTACGGATCACTTGATAAGGATGCTCAGTCTCGAGCTCCTTAGCCATGTGCTCCATGATAACGGGAACAACTTTAGGATGACCCATGTAACTCCTAGGGGTGAGTGAGTTAGACTTTTATTGTCTACCCCCGTGAGGGACCTATTAGACTGGACTCACTCACCCAGTAAAGGATTACTCCTTATCTTCGTCAGAATCCCACATAGCCCAAACAAACATCAGCCCTGCTCCGACGAGTAAGCCGAGAACAAAGCTAATCATTACTCATCATCCTCGTCCTCGTCTTCATCTTCTTCCTCATCATCCTCATCTTCATCGCTTTTAACTTCCTTCTTTGCTTTTGGAGCCACCTTCTTAGACTTCTTTTTTGGCTCTTCCTCATCGTCGTCATCCTCATCTTCGTCCTTCTTCTTCGTGTCACCACCGAACTTAATTCCAAGCTCAGCAAGAACATCCCCAAAGTTAGACTTCAGATGCTTAACCATTTCAGCATAAGTCATCCACTCAAACACTTCCTTGTCGAGATCATGAAGATTATCCATCCATGTATCAGTACCGATGGTTGAAGCTTTAGGACGCATTCTCTCCTGATAACGAGTCTGCATCCCAGACCCTTCCTTCTCAATAATCATGTCGTATCCCTCATCGGGATCAGTAGCATCGACAGGGTCATCTTCGTCAGCCATGGGTCCAGCAATCAACTTCCATGCCTTCTTGCTGAGAGCATACATCATGACCTTATCAGGGCTCTTACGGTCAATGATATTAACCCAGTACTTATACTTTGCTCTGACCCTAGAGATGAACTTCTCCTGGTCTTCATTGCCCTTAGCCTTCTCAACAACTATACAAACTGGACACTTACCCCTACCACCAGCTTCAAGGCATGCCAGGGCTCGATCTCTTCCGCCGATTGAAAAACCGTAATGGAGTGCACCCTTAAGATAAAAGGATCCATCGGCGGACTCGCCCCAAGGTGGTAGAATTCGGATAACATTCTTACCATCCCTGGGTTTCCACCAATCTCCACTATACTCATTATCATAATTCTCCTTCACCTTTTGAAGGTTGCTCTTGAAGATCTTAGACTTTGGCTTTGACAACGTTTTTGTCGCCATGGATAGTCTCCACTTCCAACCAGTTAGGGCCCGCTGCAGTTTCGATTTCCATCTTCACGTCGAAGGGCAGATTTGCATAGTCTCTTACCAGCTTTCGTCTGGTAAAGATATCTACGCACAATTCACTCAGTTCTTCGGCATGAATCTTCAGTGTATCTAAGACTATTTCATCGTGAACATTAGCTACAAAGTAAGCTTTAATCCCTCTTGATCTGATCTCATTATACAATACATTCATCCCCAATACAAGGAAGTCTGATACACCGCCCTGAATTGGCGAGTTAAATGCTTCCCTCATAGCAGCATTGAATTCCCTCCCATAGGGTTGAAGTACTGGAGTACGTCTGATTCTACCCGACCAATAACGCACCATCCCATACTTAATGATCTGACCCTTAAGCATATTGAACGCAATCTCAAATCTCTTGTAATGTTCTTGCCAACGATCTATAAAATCCTGTGCTTCTTCACTACTACATCCCATTGCTTGTGCCATCGTATCAGCACCACTTCGGTAGAGGATTCCGAAGTTAACAATCTTTGCTTTCTTTCTCTGATTTTCATCTACCTTGTCGAACTTAGTTTCAAACACTCGAGCAGCAGTTACTTTATGAATATCTCTACCGCTATCAAGATCCTTGAGCATAGTATGTTCACGGTAATGCCATGCAGCCCATCGCAATTCAGCTTGCGACAAATCCATCTTGAAGATACATCCATCATCGCCGAAGCGAGAGATGAACATCTTCTTAATCTCACCTGCTCTAGGGATATTCTGATTATTCGGTTCTCGAGATGACCATCTACCAGTGACAGTACCATCTAACCGGAAGTTAGAATGTATCCGTCCCTTGGAATCGAGTAACTTGTCGATCCCCTCTATGTAGGTAGATAATAATTTCCGATTGCCCCGGATCTCTAGGATTTTCTCCAGAGCTACCCGCTTTGATACTCGGTAGGCTACGTCGTCATTAGTCTGGACGTAGTGAATCAGTTTCATTATCGTAGCTTCAGAGGTGTCCTTAATTGGGGGAGCACCCCACTTCTTTTTCTTATCTCTGCCCATTGCGGGCAAGTCCCATTGATCGTAGATAACTCCCTTAACTTGTTGCCATGATCCTACATTAAGAACTGATCCATACGATGCACTGGTCTTAGCAACTTTAGTTTCAAGTATCTCTTGATCTTCAGCAATCTTCCCCTTGTATAACTTACGCAACTTTGGAAGGAGTTTAATATCTATCTGAAATCCTCGGATCTCCATTTCTAATGCAGGACCACGAAGACATTCCATCTGCATCTGAAAGAGTGTCCAGAGATTTGCTTTACTATAACTATTCTTATCCTCTTTTAGTTTAGCCTCAAAGATAATACTCAGTCGGAATGTAGCATCAGCATCACCACATCCATACTCAGCAAGAATATCTTTAGGTGCGTCTACAAGAAGACGAGTCCTATCTTCTTTCAACCATGCCTTCATCTTGTTCTTGTGGTGCTTGACTGGAGTAAGCTGAGTAGCTAATACATCTAGGGATTTGTCTGGTGCATTCTCATCGAGCAAGTGAGCAGCGATGAGAGTACAGAAGATGGGTCCCTTCATAGTAATGCGATACTTCTTAAACCACTTCATGTCAAACTTAGCATTATGGAATACTTTTGTTATCTTCTCATCCTCTGCTATCTTCTGAAACCAATTCGCAGTCTCTTCATTCCAGGGCAGCATATAAGCAAAGCCTTCTTGCTGACATACCTGGATGAACTTAATACTGGTCCCCTGTAATTCAGGCCTCAGTGAATTAGTCTCAGTATCAATAGCTATTCTACTCTTAATCTTTGGTAGCTGATCGACTGAGTCGAGATAGACATACCTTGACTTCACTTCAGTCTTCACGTCTATCTCCTCTCCTTTGACAAATGCCAATGCTCTCTCGAAGTCTTCCACTGTGGGCTCCATATAGTAATTGTTTCTTAACACCCCAGCTGGGTGATATGTTACCATCACAGGGATACCAGTATCTGGCATCTTATGAACTATATTCCTCATGTCTGTGACTGTGCAAGCCCTACGATTGAGTACACTCTTTGCAGCTATTCCTCCCAACGCGAGTATGAGTCGCGGCTTGACTCTTTCGATCTCCATAAGGAGATACTTCCTGCAAGCTTGTATCTGTTTCCAATCTGGAGTTCCATTATCAGGCGGTCTACACTTAACCGCGTTAGAAATGAAGATCGAAGAGCGCTCAATTTCAAAGGCCCTAAGGAAACTGTCAAGCATCTTTCCTGCTCGCCCTTGGAAAGGCTTACCCATTTCATCTTCTTTTTCACCTGGTGCCTCCCCTACTAACATCAGGTCAGCTGGATATACCCCATCTCCTATCAAGCACACGTGTTGAGCAGTCTTGTATAGAGAACAATCCGTGCAAGAACTCTTCCGGAGTAACTTCCTCAGGGGAATATGCCCTGAA